ACGTCAGCAATAATATTTGTTGGAGATATCTGCCCAGCAACTGTATTAATTTCTGCAATACTTCCCGCTACAGTCGTTACCTCTGTTGCTTGTGGTACAACCCTATGAAATGCGTAAGTATGATCTGTAGCAGTTGTTTCTACTAGCATACCTATACCAGCAGCAAGAGTTGTGTTTTCTGTTAGACCAGTAATAATAACGTCACCATTACCAATTCCTCTACCATTTGTAATTGTTTTAGTAGTTTCTCCAGAACTAGTTGTTATTGCATTTGTTAATTCTTTAATACTAACTATAGTTCCGCCTTTCTTAGCGTTGTCAGTATTTATATCAGGATTTTCTGTAGGAAAACTAGTTTCATTTGCAATCGGTACAAAACCTCCTACATCATCTACTAAATCTACAATTCTTGCGTCTATAGCTGCTGTCGTGGCAATCTTACCGTCATCAGAAGTCCATGCCTCAACAGATTGTATTTCTTCTAAACTGCCTACGTTATAAAATCTTAAATCCGCTTCTGTTTCTGTATAGTACCTGTCATCTAATGTTCCCGTTGCTATTTCACTGCTTGTAATCTTATCTGACTGCAATAAAGTTTTTATCTCTGCTGCGGTCTGATCGTCTTTTGCGTTTGCCTCTATATTCGACAATTTTGTAACATCTGCATCAGTAAATACATTAGAATCTGTAGCTGATGCTGTTAATGCCCTTATCTCTGCTGCGGTTTGATCATCTTTTGCGTTCTCTTCAACTGTATCTAGTTTAGTTCCATCAGTAGCCAGATCACGACCATCTACCGTCCCACCAACACTAATATCACCTGTAGTTTTAATCTCCTGTGCGCCAAAATCAGGTGCTATCTTACTTCCAGATATAGCAGCATCAGAAGCAACTAACGCATTTGTTATCTGAACTTCTGATAATGTACCAACAGCAGTGCCACCTAAAACTCTATTAGCTGTTTCTAAATCTTGAATTTTATTATAAGTGACTACATCTTCTTTTATAGTTACAGATAATCCAGCATTAGATACTACTACGTCACCTTTATCTCCATCGGCTAAAGAAGCAGGCCCTGCTGGGCCTTGCGTTGCGACTGTTACAACTGTTGTATCTCCTGATTCATTAACAGTAACTGTCTTTGAAGAACTCATGATGTGTAACCCTCACTCATAGTAATATCTCCTTCAAGATAATATTCCTTAATACCTAAAGAATCAGTTATTAACACATCATAACTTAATTTTTCGATACCAAAAGTTGCAGTTTGTTCATCTGTTAACGAAAGATCAACTTTTCCATTTTGTCTATCTGTATAAACAACATTAAAATCAGCATATTTAGCAGTCCGAGTCTTTTCCCATACTTGTGCTTCTACAATAAATCCTGTTAAATCTATTGGACTATCATTAGAATCTTTAAAAATTAATTGAAATTTATGATCCGATCTTCTTTGAATCGTAAAGTTATAAATTCCTGGCGAAGTTGACATTGATTTTTTATAACTATATATAGAATAGCTTATAAGTTATTACCAAGCGACACCAGTTGATTGTATTGGATTAATCAATAAGTTTATTTCTTTTTCTATATTACTTTCTATTAACTGAACTGTTGAAGAACCTAAATTATCTTTAACCCAGTTAATCATAGTCTCTTGATTTGGAGTGCCAGACTCTTTATCAAAATTAATAAAATCAGAGGGTAATCTCTCAGGTTTGTTTAATGTTATTGAACCTGTATGTCTAAATTTTTCTTCATTATCATATAAACCTTTAACTCTATAAGTAACCTTACGAAAAAAACCATCAGATGTATCTCTTTCACAATAATTTTTATTTATTTCCCAGATAAAAGTAATAGACATAATTTTTTTTAACTATTTCAAGGATAGCTTATGTTAATTTAATTTTGTAACAGAAAAATAACCAAATTTAACATCAGCAGTAGCACCACTAAAATCATCAAGACATATTTCTAAGTAATCATTTGCATTTAGTACTAAAGGCATATTAATAAAAAATGAAAATGGTTCTGAAGTACTTGTACCGAAGGGATGTCTTGGAAACGCACTATTATCAACAGCATCACTACCGTTTTTTAAAATTTTTAATATATTTTCGTTACTGTCATTATTTGTATGATTGGTTTTTTCTCCTGATATGCAAGCTGTAATTAAATATGTTCCACTAAAAGGCACTGTAATTCGATCTTTGTCAGTATTAACAGTACAACCAACATTTGTTTGTTCAGTGGCAAATTTTAAAGGTGTATCTTCATCACTACTTGTAACACTTACATCAACAGGATTAATTAAAAGGCAAGCAGGTTGTGCAGTTGCAGTAATAGAACCTGTAACTTCAATCCCATCCGCAGTAGTTTCTAGTTTTGGATTAGTACTGCCATCAAAATATAGTTTTTGACCCCCATCGATAATAGCCTCATAGGCAATATCTGGGAATAGTGCATTTTCAGCACTTTTCCTAGTTTGTAATTGGATACCATAATCAAGAGAAGCACTTGTACTTGGTGCTCCACTTATAATTAAAGCTGTCTCTTCTGAAGTTATAGCATTAGCAGCAGTTGTGAATTGCGCTATTTCTAAAAAATTAGTATCACCAAACACTGCTCTCATACCACGAGCAAAATTTAAAGATCCAACACCATTAAATGAATCAACATCAAAAGTTATTTTATTAACTCCACTAGGAGTTGGATCACCTGTTTGATTTGATCCTTGAAAAATTACATCACCGTTAAATGTACTTGCTTGATCTACAAAAAGACCACCAGTTAAGTTTGCTAAATTAAAATAATTTGTTGTTGCATTATTGTCAGTACTTGCATCTTTATACATCAACTTGCCCGTATCTCCATTTGCAAACCACTGATGAGGATAAGCTACTTGAACAGGTGTTGGGTCAGTAGTGACAGGAGGAGTTGTACCAAAATTATTACTAGCTAACTGTTGAAATGCTTCTTGTATGTCTAAACGAACCTGTTGTGCAGTATTGTTATTAATTATAAAATCATTATTGTTTGCCATTTAATTTTTTTTTACTTATTATACATTCTAATTTATCCATAACCAATAGCAACAAAATTAAAATCACGAGCTCTTCTCTCATCAGTAGCACTACTTAATCCGATTCTTTTAAAAATATTAATTTTAAAATCAGTATTAGTTATATCTGTTATAGATAAATATTCTTCATCTTCTAAATTCAAAACTATAACCTCTACGTATGGTTTTAAATCAGCACCAATATCCAAAGAAGCATCACCAGCAAAAAATGGTTTAGCAAATGTAACTACTGTATCTTGAGTGCTTGATGTGGTTAATGTTTCTATACTAGTCTCTGTTCTTCTATTAATTTTTACATTGCACCCAAGTTGTTTTACTTTTATATTTTGATTTAAGTTTCTGCAAAATAACTCTAAAACAAACCTAAATCCTCGACCTGTAAATGTAGAGTTAGTAACCTCAACAAATGGGCAACCACTAAAATCGCTAATTACATAACTTGATGAATTAGCTGGTGCATTATTTGTAGATTGTACTTTTAATTTTACTGAAATATCAAATGTCTCATCACTAGAGAGTTGATCCCAACTTCTAAATGTATCTACATCTCCAACATAATCATCCCAATTAACATTTGATATTCCCTCGGCAGATATTATTTTTTCTAATTGAACGGTTGTAACTTCTTTTAAATCTAATATTTCCTTAAATAAATATGCAGCTTCTCCACTCGTTACTCCAGTGCTTGTCAATGTCAAGGCATCAAGTAAAGAATCAAACTCTGTGTTAAAAAGAATTATTCCAGGAAAACCTTGAAATTTTGGATTGGTCGCATGTTCCGCAATATTTTGAACAATTGCAGTTGTTTGTTTCTTTATGTCATTATATTGAGCATTTGACGCTGGTGTTGAATTTATTACAACAGAAGTAGCTTGCAGACTAGCTCTACCTCCATCATCAATAAATTTAAGCATGTGCTCACCAGCAAGATTCTGAACAATAATTTCTGAAGAATTTCCTGGAAAAAATAATCCATTCTCATCAAGGAAAAAACTTCCACTGCCATCAGTATTACTGTCATAGCAATAAGCAACAGATCCACCATGTAAAACATCAAGCTCCGTAGATTTATCAAACTTAATTTTTATTAATTCATCACTAACAGCTTCAACAAAAAGATTAGAGACATTACTAGGAGCTTTTAATTTGCCTAGAAATTCTCCTTGAATTTGTGTAGACGTATTACTTTGCTGTCCAAAAGCATTTAATGATTTTATTGCAAACTCATAATTACCTTTTGTTGAGTTAAATATATCAAAATTAATTTCTGATGTTGTAATTCTTTTTATAACTCCATCAACTTTATACTCTAAAAAGTATTCTTTTACACCTCGTACAGGTGTCCAAGAAACAGTTATTACAGAAGTAGCTCTATTATCTTGAAGAATAATGTTTTCTACAGCATCTAAATTGGTTGGAGGATTTGGTAAATCTATAACGGTTTTAATAGGTTCAACTGTGATTGGATCTACAGACTCAACTAAAGAATAAATTAAATCATTATAAGATACAGCCGTAACACTATAAGAACCATCGTTCTTTGATTCTGCAATACTAACTACTCGATATTTTGGTAAAGAAGATACATTATTAACTTGTCTATCAACTACATAAAAAGTATTAGGTAATGGATTTTTTCTAAAAGCAGTAGTAGTGATAGTTTTTTGGGCAAGATCAACAGACAATACTGGTTTCGTTTCAACATATCTACTACTTTTATTAGGATCAGTTTCATTTTCATCTGTATCTAAAACAATTGTTAATTGCCTACTTGTTGTTCCAATACTGCTAAGATTTGTCTTTTCAACGTCATCTACTGTTATTACAGTCGTATCATTATCGTTATCGTTAATTGTAGTTGCCGAAACTACACGACCACCTGTCCTTTCATTCATTTTTAAAGGGTCTTGTATTGCTATTACTTGGCCTGGCCTAACAATGACTCCCGCTTCTACAGTTACAGAAAAAGATACTGTCTCACCCCTTGTAAATTGTGTTAATAAAAACCATTTTGCTGCTCTTATTGCTTGAGTTCTTGATGTACATCCAAAAGTCTTTAAATTTTTTATGTTAATACCAAAAGCAGATTCTACATTAGACAAATTCGGATGTAAATCTTTTAGAAATACATTTGCTATTTGCAAGTCTTGAACTTCATTATCAAAATATGAAACTGTACATTGAGTAAACTTTGTCTTCTGCGATGTAGTATTATATAAAAAACCAAATTCAGTTACATTAGCTAATCCAAATACATAACTTACGTCTGTTGGTTTGTCCTGAGATATTTTCAATGAGCCTACAGAATAAAATGGCACAGCGTTCATATTTGAACAAAAATCTCTTATCACCTGATAAGCATCTTTTTTCTGTCCTAAAATTACATTGCAAGCAAATCTAGGTTCTTTTGTACCATCTGATAAGGTTAATAATTCTGAATTATATTTTGATGTCTCATAAAAATTAAATACATCCAATTGGCTTTCCTTTATATGTTCGCCAAACCCTTTAGATGTCGTAAGCAAATCAAATAATACCCAACTAGGATCATTTGTAAAGAATTTTGTAGTAGTAAGAGTTCCATTAAAAACATAATTATCAGGATAATGTATAAAATTAAAATTTTTTAAAGTTCCTAAATTTAAATTATCAGCTTGATCTTGACTTCTTACTACAACAGGAGTTCTACCATCTGAGTCTGGTGCTGGTATTTTTATTTTTGTACCTTGAACAAGATACTTTCTAGAAGGATACCTACCAAACTGTTCTGCGTTAAAGCGTAAACCAGCCAGAGCGAAATTGTTATAAGGTCTAGTTTCAGTTTTTATTTCTGTAAATGATAGAAAATTAATTTTATTTCTTTTTTTTATATCAGTTTCATCAAATATATTTCTAATAACTTTAATTTGCAAAGGAAAATTAGTAAGAATGTTTTTTATTTGAATAATAAATTTATTAGGATCATTTTCATCAACAACATAAGTACTTGGTGAAGGTTTAGTAAAACTATAAACTTGATGATCTTGTAAACTAACACCTTCAGTTGTTGTCTTTAAATTTGTTGTGATATTTTCATCATCAATAGCAGTTATCTGTACATTTTCAAAAGTTTTATTTATTACTAGAGGTCTAAAACGTGTTAATTCATTTCTACTAGTCGTAAGATCTATAAATTTAAATGTAATATTATCACCAACTTGGTAATTATTTATATTGTTAATACCTACATTAATTTTAAAAAATCTATCTTGACTACTATCGGCAGGTAGAAAAAAACCTTGTGTCTTGAAGTTTTTTAAATCAATTTCAAAATCTCTTGTGTAACCTCTTACTGCTATACCTTTAACTTCTTCATTTACAATTGGAAAATGCGTTTTACCATTTACGCCTGCTTCAATAATTTGCAACTGAAAACTAGTTGCAAAAGAAGATGATTCTCCTTTATCATTTGATTTTCCTAAGTCAGGGAATTGTATTGATACTCTTAATTTATCGAAATCAATTGTTGATTGATTTATGCTACTAGTAGTAGCTGTTACTCCAACACTTGTAGCTACATTAGCTAGTTGAACATCTACATTTGTAGTATTGCTAAAACTATCAGTTTTTCCGTCTTTCCTTATAAGTGATTTATTATCTAAAAAAATATATTTATATGAAACATTGTTTTTTGTAGCAGTGCCAATTTTTTTTACTTTTGCAATTCTTTTAGAACTTTCTCTTTCATTACCATCAAAAATTAAAACTAAATTCACAAACTCATTTACTTTAAATAAATGAGTTTGATTAATATATAGAAAAATAATTGTATGTGGTGGTAAAGAAACAGAATTATTTTCCAATCTATAACCAGAATCATTATTTATATCAGGATTTAAAGAATTAAAAGAACTACTTCTGTCATTAACAAACATCTCACCTTGTTTAGCAGTATTTAAAGGATCTCTTGCTACTAGTCTCGATACAGGAGTAGTATTCTCAATAGCATCAATAATACCTAAAGGTTCTTGACTTGATTCACCAGTTCTTACATCAACAGATACACCAGAGAAATTTTGTCTTCCATTAGTAGTTTGTATCTGTGTATCATCTAAAAATATGTTTTCTTGATAACTTACAAGTTGAGCACTATTACCCTCTTTAATGCCTTCTATCTCTCCATGACAAAGCAAATCAACAACTTTGGCAAACTGAATACTTTTTATATCATCATCTTTTAAATTAGAATCTTTTTTCCTTATGTTTTGTTTCCCAAAGAATTGATCTCCAACAATTTTTACCATTCTTAATTACCTCCAAATTCAGTACTAAAGCTGTTTGAGCCACCTATAGTTTTCCTAACTTGCAAGGTATCAACTCCTGATGAAATGATAATCGACCCTGCTAATATTTCACCATAAATAATTGGAATTGGAGTACCGGCTGTTGCGACATTATTAATGTTGTTAAAAGAATATGAGGCTCTTAAATTTGGATCTGCAAGATCTAAATCTTGTGGCATATTATAATCTTGACCACCACCAAGCAAAGCTGAAGCTCCACTGAAAGCCATTGTTGCTCCAATAGTTTGAACAATTCCACTAATTAATTGATTACCTATAACTGATTGTTGAACACCAAATCCTAAACCAGCAAATCCACCAGTGTAATAATATATTGCTATTCCAACTGCAAATTTAAAAATATTTTTAACAGTTCTACCCGCTCCAATAACTAAAGGTATAACTTGTATATCACCATGCATGTTAATTTCTGGGTTCTCTAAAGTTTTACCATTAACTTTAATTTTATAAAGTTGATTCCCCATGTGACTTTCAAGATCAGGAAAATTTGCTTTTAAAAAACTAAATACATCTTTTGGTTTATTAATTACAGCTTCAAAACTAGACTGACCACAAAATTTTCGTAAAGTACCATAAATTCTTATTTTTCTAAGGCTCATATCTAAATATTTTTTTTGTTATCTTTTGATATTCTAAATCATAAATTTCTCTACAACTTAATTTTCCAACACTATGATGCAAAATTGTTGAGTCTCCAATATATAATGCAACATGACTTAACCTGTTAGACATACCCTCCATAAGCATTACATCACCTTTTTGTAACCCTTGGTTTTTAATTTCTTTAAAACCTGTATCTTTAGCACATTTTTCAAATAATGGATTATTTTCAAATTCTCTTAAAGTTTTAGGTCTTTCCCATTTCTTTAAAGTTATATTTCTATGAAGAGAATACCAATCATATACTAATGACCAACAATCTTGCACTCCCCATACAAATTGCCTACCAATTAAAGGATTTGTTAAATTTTCTTTAGGCTCAATTTTATTCCATAATTCATCCTTAAAACTATAAATATGCCAAGGCATTTTTAAATAATTACAACTTAAGATATCTACTTCCGATGCGATTGAATCAGTTACAGGATGAGAGTGAAATATACCTACTATTTCTCCTTGATCTTCACAGTCAGCATAGTCATCAGGGTCGATAGCAAAATATTCCATTGTAGATTCTGCAACATTTTTGCATGGATAAAAAACTTCTTGTCCTTTTATTATTGCGACCAAACCGCAAGCTTCTTTAGGAAAAAGATTCTCAGAATATTCCTTTGCTTTTTCTTTCCAAGTCATGCGTTTATAAACCTACCAATACCAGGAAAATCTTCTTCATTAGCAAGTTTAGATGGTGCTGAAACACCTACTAAGTCAAAAGTTGAAACTAATTCAAAACCAACAATATCTCTATCTTCTGAAATCATTCTTTCTACAAAATATATTTCTTTCTCAAATTCTGCTGTTGGGTCTGGTGTCCCATAAGGATTTGTGTTATCAAGAAAATTTACACTATCTAAATGTTTAGCTAATGTCCTATGTCGTGTAATTTTTGCTCCTCCTAAATTTATTGGACAAAAGAAATCTCCAATTTTGAATATATTATATTGTTTAAAAAATGACGTAATTGTTCCAAAAGAATTCGAAAATTTTATCTTAGGTCTTGGCAACGCACCATTAGTTGAATATGTATAACCCTCGGCTGAACATGGATATTTTTCATAAGTATTACCTTGCCAAACTACACTCTGCGAATCTTTAAGATTTACACCGTTATGAAATAAATATGTAATAGGAACTGGAGGAGTAGTGTTTGATTGTTTAAAAGTCACTCCATTAGTTTGACTTGAAACAGTTTGACTTGTTAACGATTTTACTTTGAAAGAAGTTGTAGTTGGATCGTCAAAAACAGTATAAAAAGTATCAATCATATTTTCAGCTTCATTTCCATTAACTAATAATTCCTTAAATTTTAAATTTACAAGATCTCCTTTGCTCGGCATAGAAAAATTAGTTGGAGGGGTTATTGTTATGACATCACCTGATTGTGCATAATCCATATCAATATTGTTAGGAATATAATGCAAGTTTTCTACCAACTCAATAGAGAAAAAATCAAGAATTGCTATCTTATCTAAACCTTGTAAATCAGTAACAGGAATAGTCATTATGGCTCAAATACTTGTCTGAATTTTGCTTTCAATGTAGCTGTTTTAGCATTATTTAAAGTATAAGACCAATCTTCGCAACAATATTGTCCCGCACCTGATCGTATGTATGTAATGTTTACTAGGACTGAATTTCCTGTTTCATTTTTAGTTGTTTTAATTTTAAATGTATTTTGATCTTCATAAGTTTGTACTAAATGATTCCCAGTTCCAACCAAAGCATTATTACTTGCTGTTATGTTTATAAAATCATTTTCAGCAATACCATGATTATTAGAAGTTACTACACCCACAGTACTCTCATCTTCAATATTTAAAGTTACTGATGTAGCTGATATAGATTCTGTCTCTGGTGTGAATGTAAAACTTGCCCCACGCAATGCTTGAGTTTTCAAGAACGCATCAATTGTTCTAGCTTCTTGGTGTGTTATGTGTTTAAAGTTTACATCAAAAACATTTGCATCTAATTGTGTTGGCAAGCCAAAAACAACTCTCTGTTCAAATCCATCACCTAGTTTTGTAACCCTTACTTTTGGCTTTTCTGTCTTTTGAAAAGTAAAACTTGGTTGAATTGTTGTAGGAAAAATTGCCATTAGTTATTTAATAAACCTCCAGGTCTTTGCTCATCAATAATAGTTGATCTAATAACTGATCCTAATAATTCACCAAACTCTTGACTTTGTCCTTCATCTCCCTCCACAGATGAACCGCTTGCATCTACATTAACGACTATATTACCAACTCCTCCACCATGTGAAATTACTCCAAGTTTTCCATCTTTTCCACGTTTCAACGGCATCACACTTTCAGGTCCGGCTTCTCCCATAAGTCCTATTCCGTTTTCCATAGGGAAAATACGAGGAGAATCAATTATGCCCCCCAACTTATAAGGAACGATTTTATTTTTTGCAAAGACATTCCCATTTGCATTTTTAAATGGATTTTTAATAAAAGATGTTGTTGAGGGATTAAAATCACCAAAAGATGTTAATGCACCGCCTAAATCTGTTCTAAATGATGTTGATCCTAATGAAGGTTTTGGTTTAAATAAATTACTCAAACCACCTGTTAATGGAGCTATTATATTTGCTCTTATTTGTATTCTTATAATGTCTGCAATAATTGATTGTGCAAGTTTTTTAAAATTTAAAGTTCCTGTTTGTACAAATTGTACAAGTGCATCTTCTAATTTTTTAAATGTACTCACAAAAGAGTTTGCTACTTGTTGATTTACGTCCTTAACAGAATCCCTATATTTATCTAAAATTTCTCTTGCTTTTTTGGTGTCTTCTTCAGCAGCTTTTTCCATAGGACTTTGAAAATCTGTTAATCCATCTCCTTCTTGTGCAAAAAGATTATTAAACCCTTCTAAATTTAATCCACTAGCACTAATATCAAGAGAACTTGTATCTATATTAAATTTAACTGGATTTTTCATGATATTTTGAAAATCTTTTAAAAGTTCTTTTCTTTCTTGCATTGCTTTTATTTCTTCTGTAATTTGTTTTATTCTTTTTCGATCTCTCTCTTTTATTTCCTCACTAGCAAATAATTCCCCAAGTTCCCTGACTAAACTAATCAGTGTTGGATCACTTATTGCATCTATCACATCTGAAAAACCAAACTTAGCTGGACCTTTTTCTAATCTTTTCTTTTCTCTTTGTAAATTTTCAAGTTCAAATTCTTCTCCAATTTTAAAGAAATCTTTGAAAGCCTTTATAAGTCTATTAATATTATCTACAGCTACTTCTGTTATTTTCTGTATTTCAGCACCTAATGGTTGCAAAATATCACCAATATTTTTCTTCAATTCATCAAATGTTACCTTCATTCTTGCACCAGCTTCAGCAGAACTACCTGCCATTTCTAATGCAGCATCCCTATGATCCTCGCTCAACCTCACTACAAATTTCATAACACTATTTAACCCAACAACACCATCTCTTAAATCTTTTTGCAATTGTGGTAATGTCCTGTTTGTAGCCAATGCAAATTTTGTTACAGCTCCTGGTAATCTTTCACCGAGCTGACCTTGTAATTCTTCAGCCGACACCTTACCTTTACCAAAAATCTGCGACATCGCTCGAATAGCAGATTTAACATCTTCTGCATCTCCACCTGTTGCTTTTATTGCCTCAGAAACACCTCTAAAAACAAGTTCTGCATCATTTACAGTTCCGCCTGCACCAATAACAGAAGCAGCTAATGTTGTGAATTGTTTTGAGGCATCAGCAATTGGAACATTTAATTCTTGAGATACATCTCTAATTATTTCTTGTGCTTTTGCAAATTCTTTTTGTGTTTTAGTAACACCTCTAAGTGCTACTTCAAGCCTCTTAATAGAAGCAGAATATTGTGCTGCTGATTTGCCTGCTTGAACAAACGCAGCACTTGCATCAACAGTTAAACCAATCAATGCACCTGTTGCTATACCTGCTGGCCCTGCCCCTGCCCCTATAGCTGCAAAAGCTCCTGTCGTAGCACCTGCTGGCAAAAATCTACTTGCTGCTCCACCTACGGCAGCCCCTAATGCAGCCTTACCACCAACTCCAATTCCCTTTGGGGTTTTTTTTGCTGTTTGGTTAAAAGCTTGTAACTTTGCTCTATTTTCATCTATTGCTTTACCTAATATGCCAAATCCTCTTCCATTTATCCTTACCTCTTCTCTTAATTTCTTAAGAGCTTTTTCTTTCTGTCTAAATTGACTTATAGTTTTTGGTGTAAATTCAGTAACTTGCTGAATACTTTTTGCTAATGATTTAATTTGGCCAGAACTTTTTTTTGTAGATTTATCTAATTTAACAATCTCTCTACTAAGAGATTTAAATTCTTTAAGTCCCTCAAGATCAATTTTTAATTTA